CTGAATTCAATCAAATAAGCCCGATTGGCCTCCGCTTTCGCGTAGTCTTTTGTCAGCTGCTCGAATTCTTGCCAGCTTTCTGCGCTCATAACTGATCTCCACATGAGTTTTAACGAGCGATCGGAAGCGCTCCGGCACATTGTCCAGAGCCTCCCGGCGCTCTTCTTTGGTGTCTAGCGACATAATGTATGCCGCCATCTGTCTAGGTTTTCCAGATAGCCCAGCCATCTTCTAGGCTCCGGCTGGTTGGCCTGAAGTCAGACTCATGCCTCCTGCAGAAGCTGCAGAGATTCGTGAGCGTCCGGCGCATATCATCCTCATCAGAGAAGAACAGACACTCATCGCTGCCCTTCTTGAGTTCAAGGAATGCCTGTAGTTCCTTAGACCGCGGCCTGAATGATTGGGCCGGTTTCTTGATTTTCTTGAGTCTCAAAACGGTACATCCTCTAAGTCAACGTCTAGGGTTTGAGCCGGAGCGGCTGGCTTTTCATCCTTCTTCTTGAAGGAGAAGCTAAGCAGTGGCTTTTTAGGGTTTTCTGAAACATCATTCTTCCAGACGTTCACGAAATACTCCTCGCCATCAATATCACAGTTCCCGGTGAAGTGCGGGTGCTTGTCTGTGGTCCTCTTCTGATTCTTCCAGACCGCCCCGCGATTGGTTTTATCGTAACTCATTAGTAGCTCTCCTGATTGAGCGCCGAGACAAACTTCTCCTTAATTACCTTTCTCTCGGCTGTGGTGAATGGCCCACCTTTCGATGGAGCCCTAAAAAGCAGCTGCTGATCTTCTTGCGGTAATCCAAACCACAGCTCAGCAACCGCGTATAGCTCTTCTAGGTTCTCTTCGCGTGAGTACCTCTCAATGGCCTCTTTAACGTCCTGAATTAACCCGTGATTGTTCAGGATCGCCTGAGTGTTATCCTGCATGAATTGATCGAGCTTCCAACCCTCATCACGGGTATGGCTGTAACGAAGCTCGTTGCCGCTGTAGGCACGAAGCTCCACGACACCCTTCTCATCAGTCAAGCCTTCCCAGCGTAACTTCAGATACTTGGGCTCCTCGCCCTTCTTTAGCTCAATAACGATGTTGGGATAGTCGTACAGTTCCCTGCCTATCCCCAGATTGAAGCAAGCCCGCTTGAACGCATCAGACGCTGCGCCCTTCTCGGACTCGAAGTTAGATGGTGTGCCGACATCCTGCACCCAGACCCATTCCTTGATCTCTGCGTTGTAGATGCCTACGGAGCAGTACAGGTTGCCATCAATGACCTCATGCTTGCGCTGCCAATAGCCCGGACCAACTACACTGTCCAGGCGATTCTGATCAACCCTCGCATCCTTGTAAGCCAGGTAGCTTATCTTGTTACCGAAAGTTCGGCCTTGCCTAAATTCCACCTCACTGATTTTCAGAGGCAGCCTGAGTTTGTCGTACATGACGTTCTCCCTATCAAAGTTGAAGGAGAATTGTACGCTCTTTGTGGTAGGGATGCTAGTTTTAGATGTACTCGCCAGTACGCATCATTTCGGCAAGCTCTATTGCCCGGTTGCCGGTCTGGCGGGCGAATTTGGAATCGAGTACCTCTGCGCCGGCAGACTCCCAATCCTCAGTCGAGATTGCCCACATCAATTTACGAAATTTCGAGAATGAAGGTCCACCGACACAGAAGTACAGGTCAATAATAGCATCTCTTCTTGCAGGGCATAGCGTTTCGAACCACTCATAGTGGCCCAGCTCTTGGACGCAGACATTGATGTCCCGGTTGAGCATCATCAGGGCTTCTTTCTCAGTGATGCCGTTGTCTGTAAGGTTTCTCCCCACACCGATGGTAGTCTTGCCTGCAGTGCATTGGTACGGTCTCAGGCGCAGCCCTTCGTGCTTTATCAGTAAATCAGTCAGTTTGCTCATCAGTCATCTGCCCCGCAAGCCAGGAGTGGTTTAATGAGAGAATCCCCAGAATAGTATAGGGGCTGATCCCTGAAGCCAGCTTAGATTCGATCCACCGGCACAACTGCTCATCAGCCTCTACCGCCATATCCTCCAGTTTATCCGCAGACAGAACAGGAAGATCAACGACATTGCTCATGGCGTAGCTGTCACCCTTGCGATCTCACCCTTATCCTTGTGATAAGTGATCGCCAGAGCGCCCCTCTGAGAGTGTTCAAAGCCCCTTGCAGCATAGGCATCCCGGCTTGCCAGCGTAGGATGACGCTCGATGACAGCCCCTCCAGACTCGATCACCTCGCGGGTATGTAGATGTCCTGTGGCTATGTAAAGGTATTCTGCCTGCGCCATGCTGGACCTAAACTCGGGCTCTGAGAAAAACTTCCCGGACAGGTTCCTGATCTTCGTTAAGTGTCCGTGATGCCACCCTAAGAATACCTTGCCCCAAGTAAACTGATAATACGGCATCTTGCAGTCATCAATGGTCACCCTGGGGTTCTTTTCGAACGCCATCTTCATGACCGCCTGTAACCACACGGACCCTGCGAGATCGTGATTACCCTCGCACATCACTACATGGACGCGCTTGTGTTTATGCAGGAGCATCTCAACTGCTCTGACGCAGGTCTTCACCGCAACCTCTACCAGCTCGTTGTATCGTCCACTAGCGTCCAGGGGATGCTTACTCAATGGTGTTACGGATGAAAGCCCGTCAAAGTGCAGGAAGTCTCCCATCTGGACAAACACCGCCTGCTCTGAGTCAGGACAGCCATCCATCATGGTCTGAATCCCCCGGTACAGGGTATCCTCGGCGATCTTCAAGTCCCACTCTTCCCCGGTCTCCTGTCTACAGGAGTAAGCGCCGACATGGTAGTCAGTAATCGTGTAGACGCTGCACAGGTCTTTTGTGACCTTCTTAGGAGCCTGCACTACCGGCCACGGCTTGATGCCTTCAGAGAGGCTGACAGACACATCACGCATGATCTCTGCCATGCGATCCTTATCCACCTCGGTCTTGACCCACTGTATTTTGGCGTTGCCATCAGCGTCTAGGAGAGTTGACTTGCCGCGCAGCCTGAATCCATCCGGGACTTCCCCGGCGTGAATTTCGTAGCCCTTAGCCGCGGCATCAGCCCTGATTTTGGCAACGTGCTTCTGGACATTACGCATCGTAATGCCTAGCTCTTCAGATGCCTTGAGAGCGTTACACTCGTTCATGATGTAGCACTCAGCGACCGCCCTCTGTCTAGGAGTGGACGCATAAGCGAGTATGCCCGGTTCTATCAAAGACCGGGGATCATAGATAGGTTTGCTCATTGTTGGCAGACGGGTTCCCAGGAAATGATCGGGACCAGATCAAACAGGTTGTCGATTGTCTGGTCTATATTCTTTGCAGTCTGGAGCGGGCAGAGAGCCTCTTCTACTTCCCTAGCCTTCTGACCAACCTCCGCTGGATTGACCGAACCACACCCGGTCATAACCAGAATGAATATGATCATGGCTATTAGAGCTATCGCCCTCATGTCATCTTTAACCATCATTTGAATAACGCCTTTGTCCACTGATAAACCCTTACTGGAGTCCACATAGCCCACTGTCCTATAGGGTGGACGTTACACACCGCTAGGGCTTCTCTGAATATCTTATCGGCCATTCGCTGATCTATCCCATACATCTTCTGAGCGACCTCAGTGCATAGATAGTCGTGAACGATTGCTGCCTTTCTGTTTTTTGCGTTAGCCACCGGGACCAACCATCTGAATAATCTCGGCACACTTGCAAGGTCCGTGAAGAAACCTGCAGGGACAATGATCTCCTGTCCTATGGTTTCACTGTAATACTGAACGCGGCTCAATAACCGCCAGCCCTTATTCACGGGCTCCATGATCACGCTTTCAGTCACAAAGTGGCTCAAAGTTTATCTCCGACAGAGAAGTAAGCGACTACGGCTATCCAAAACAACCTCTCAGCAAACGCGATCGCCGGGTGTATCCGGGACAGCTTCTCGTCCATCGAGTTCACGCGCTCTTCGATCTTGGTCTGCCTGCTGAAGATTGTCGTGATCCGCTCTTCAACCCTTGCTAGAGAGATCACCGCTTCCTGCAGCGAATCAATCTTCTGCTCGACCCTCCGTAGCCTATCTTCAGTCATCACTCTTCCTCAAGAGACTCTTTTAACATCTTCAAGAATGAATCCTTACCAACCTGTAGTTGTTGGAGCTGGAAGTTCATATTGGCAATCTTCCTGTCCAAATCCAAACAATGATTGGTTAGGGAAATCTGCTGTTCTGTAAAATCAGCAGTGTCGTATTCAACTTCGTCAATCGTAATCATCTGAGCTTTGTTGTCTTTACTCATTAGATTTCTCCTTTATTTACCAGGGAACACCATCACCCGTAGTTGGGTTTTTCTGTTCGTTGATGTTGTTTGTCAATGAAGCCTCTATAGCATCTTTGTCTACTCCATCATTCCAGCACCAAGCCAGCACCTGATCTTCTGTTAGATCTTCGTATGGGGTGAAATCTGGGCTTGATGGGTCATAACTAAAACCACAAGTACCATAAGATGAAGCAGTATAAGTCACCGCATCATCACCAGTACCTACGGTCTCTTCTTCTGTTACTCTCCAATGAGCAACAATAACCCCTCCATCACTTAATTCTCTTTCCAGTGTTGCGATAGTCCAAGTAGCCATTATTGGCCTCCTATTAAATTGCGGCTATGATAAATGCCAGTAGTTCTGAATAACGCACACCCATTCGGCTACGTTCTTCACCAGTTTCTTCGTCTGTCCACGTTGAATGGATAAACATTGCATAACGTCCTGCGTCCAGACCTTCAGCAGTAAATGCAGCCTGTAGGTCTTGAGCGATAATACCAAAGTGGATACGAGCATCATCACCCTTTTCTTCAACGGCAGACTTCCAGCGGAACTTACGCAGTAGTCCTTTAGCCGCTACAGCAACACGCTGCTCTGCTTCAGATAGTGATTCAATGTCTTGCTTCTCGTTAACGTCAGAGGTTTGGATAGTGCCGTTGGTAGCGTAGATGTCTTGAAAGCGAGCTGATGACGCGCCAAAATCTAAATTGTCATCAGACGGTAAGTTTGTAGATACATTATGCGGTCTGATTGAATGAGGACTACCTGCATCTAAAAACATTAAACCGCTAGTGTTATTACCCACTGTTAAATACGCACCAGAATTACTACCAATACTACCGACTGTTGTGCCGTTTCTGCGGAACTCTAC